GGAAGATCACAAACCGCCTGAAATGATGTAGCCCACCGTGTAGCCCACCGGGAGAACAAATCGCCAAAAATGACGAATTCCCAAAACGCAAAAAAAGACCCCGAAGCTTTGAAACTTCGGGGTTTTCTTGGTGAGCCCGGCGGGATTCGAACCCACGACCTTTTGATTCGTAGTCGTGAGGTAAAGCGTTATTTTTCAATGGCTACAGCGTTTCATGTAGCCCACATGTAGCCCACAAAATTTTACTCTTGGTCTGGTTCCTGGTCAGGCGGTTGCTTCTTCTCGACCTCCGGCAGACCGCCCAGGCTTGTCAAGATACTCAGCACGAAAGCCACGCTGGAGACGGAAAGTGCTCTGATCCAGTCCACCTCCGAAAACGCGGCGCCAACTGCGATCATTGAGGCGAATGTCTGTGCAAAAGTTTTAACGGCGCGAACCAGCGCGGCCATAAACCATTCTTTCCAATCCCAATTCATTATTATTTTCCTCCCCTCGCCAAATAACGTTATTATTGATTATTATTCAATAATCAAATTGGAAGCCTCAGAACTTGATCTTTTAATGCCGTTATTGTGTCATTTCCTCCTAAAGCGTGATACGCATTATATACCTTTTCAAATTCGCGCTTGTTCTCAGTTGAGCATCTGCCGTCCGTCAAATGCTTTTCCCCTTCCTCGCGTAGTTTAAACATTAAAAGATATTTCATGCCGTCCGCAATAGCCTTTTCTGTGTCCTTATCGCTTTGTACTTTTGCAGATAGCTTTTTGTATCCGGCAATCAAACCGGCAGCAACGATGCCAAACAGGAATTCAACCCAATATTTGACCACGAAATCCCACAACTCAATCACCCTTTCATCCACCTGTCAATCATACTCCGCATTTCCTCCAGCTCCCGTCGTGGAACCATGACCAGATCAGTAGATCCGTCTTCTATAGGCTCCAAGAACTTTTCCATAACCCAGCCGACATTCCCGGCGTAGCTGGTCAAAGCCCATTCGTCCTGTTCTTCCGTGATCTTCAGGACGGTTCCATCAGGAATCTGACAGAGCCTATCTCCATATTTGTTAGGCTCGTCCCTCAAGTTCAGATTGCCGCCGACAACCTTTGCATCGTATTCCACCATTTTATCACCACCTTTAAAGATCGAATTATACAGACCGACCATATTCCAGCCACCGGAGATACTTTTCCCGCTGAATTTGGATGTACAGACATATCCCCGTGACTGAGAAGAATGCAGAGCGCCGTCGCCGAAATTATACTTTTGATCAGCTCCAGCGGCATTGCACATCTCCCGCCCGGTCATTCCGGTATAGATCCCGATATGGGAAGCGTTGCCGTATTCGTCCCCCTTATACTTTGCGGGTTCTTTTCCGTCATGCGAAACAATAAACAGGAAAGCCCCCGGAGGAATCTTCCCGTACTTCTTTCTGCATTCCTCCGGGGAACCTGTCCACCCGTTTTTGATGCACTCTCTGAACCACGCATTGCTTCCGGGCAAATTTTTCCGGATGCCAATATCATCAAGGGCCTTTTCGACAAACGCCTGACAATCAATGGAAGAATATGGCGTACCGATGTATTTGCATCCGGCTACCGCTAATTCATTTCCTTTTGCCATCGGCATCACCTCTTATTTAATGTCATCCGCTCCGTGACAGTACATACAATCCTTTTTGCCAGCAGACAAATATTCATACGGGCAATCCTGGCAGATATCAATCTTTTCAGGATCTTCATCTCCGCACAAAATTAGTGCTTCTGCAAAAACGCAAACGCAAATCCCGACAAGGATGCCTAATATAAATTGGATCATGTTTCAGCCCTCATAATATACCCTAAAGGTTACTCCGTATGATTGTTCCGAAGTCGTGCTAAGTGTTATGCCCACCTTCCCGTCTGAAGCATTATAATTCCACTGGACGATGTTAACCAGCGCACCATTATTCCAGTTAGCAAGTGGCCATGCTCTGGTTATTTCTACGCCTATAACATTTGATGAAAAGGTTTGCGACAAAGTTAACGCAGTAGTCCCGTTTGCACTAACAGCCATTGATTGATAGACTACATCAACATAGCTGATAGATGTGATTTTTTTCACGCTTCCACTTGCCATTATGAATTCCTTTCCCGTTAGTCAACTACCAGTCAAGTAAAACCGAATCTGTCAGTCAACTAAACTGTATTAAAGTGTTATTTAATTTCCTATCATGAATTCCGCAATCTTGGCACCGATCAAGGCATTACCATAATCGTTAAAGTGGAGTCTCCAGTTGGTGGATACCGCGTCATCACAGTACCAATAATCCCGATTAACGATGTTGATTCCCGCAGTTTTGTATAAATCCAGACAAGGGATATTATACAATGCCGCAACCTCGCCCTTGATTTTTGCCACATCATATGGGAAAACATCATCGGCTTGATGAATCCATGCAATAGGCGGAATGTCCATATATATCAGCACGGATGGGTAATTGACTAAAATGTACTCAATGGCAGATTGCCATGCTCCATATATTGTCGTTGTATCAAATGTAGAGCCAATGGGGACAAGTTCTCCAACTGTAACCTGTGACGATTTTACGAAATCATTGACCCCGCCCTCAAGGAATACAGCATCATACCCAGTAAAATCAAATGCACGGATACGAGTACATATTTCTGCTGATGTTTCTCCAGATGCACCTTGACTATCAACCTGTGCCATCATAAGTTTACGCATTTGTTCCTGATACCCAACGCATACTTTTCCGGCCCATTCGGATTTAGTATTTTCTGTATAACTATGTTTGTCGTACCATGTCCGGCTGTCACCGAATACTACGATCTTTTTGTTTAACCAACGAGTCGCATTTTTCGCATCCAGAATAAACTGCGCTTCGCCTGTCTGAACAATCAGTTCGCTATTGTTGATCTTGATTAGTTCATATTCTGCCGCTTTTGCGGAGTTGATAACTAATTTACCATCAGACGGAGCAATGATTGGATATTTTGTGTAAACCATTACGCCGGGAACATATTGCAAAACTTTGTTTTCACCGTCAATAAACACCCAAGGAAGTGTTGACGAAGACAGCCCAGTTGTTGTAACAACAAAACAATCGTCCTTTTTACATTCCGTAATAAAATACCCCATACCTGTATTAGATACAGGAGTCAAATCAAGCGTACTTCCCACTGAGATATTCTGCGTAGAAATGTAGCTGTTAACGATCTTGTTACCAGTTAAATCCTCTTTATAAACAGAGTCAGCAAACTTCTGCCGTGCGACTGTATCATTTGCGGACAAATGCGGCATATAATCAACGGCAATACTGCTTGCTATTAGCATAATGTCCTTAATATGCCAAATATTAAGTGCGGAGTTAGACACACCAATAACCAAAGAGCCTACGCTGTTTCCAGCCGTTGAAAACAATTCTGCCTTTTCTTGCGCTGTTACGCTGTTGAGGATCGACTTTCGCCCAATGCGTGTGCTATCACTTGTATAAAACGAGAATTGTATCCCATTAGTTTCGCTTGTAGAAACATTTCCGTCTGTGTAAGCAATAACAGAGAGATAATATTGTTTGTTTGCAGTAAACGAAAGACCGGGGACACCCCCCGTAGACAATCCGAACGCTGAACTAAATGCTTGCCCCGTTCCTGTATAATATCCGTTTTCGTCTTTGGTAATCCCTTCCACGCCGTCAAAAACGGACATATCAAAAATGTTTTCGGTACTGCTCGTTATATCATCAAAAGCGCTCTTTAATCCAGATACATCGTCGCTCAGCTGGCTATAATCCGCCGGGATAGACTCTTCTACTTCCTCCGCCCGCTCCATCGCAGCTGTCGCAGTTGACGCGGCCTGTGTCGCGGCGCTGGCAGCAGCTGAAGCCGTTGACGCGGATCCGGAGGCAGATGATGCGGCGCCTGATGCTGTCGTGGCATCTCTTCCGGCACTCGTTGCACTTTCGCGGGCCTGCCGAACATACTCCGTCAAAAGCGCGACTTCAGATTCACTCGCTGCTCCCACGTCGCACGGAGCCGCTTCCACAAATTCGACAAAACGAGCTGTTCCGATGTCTTCGTCTCCAGCCGCGATTCTTATCTGAGCCTCGCAAGCTCCGGCTACCGGTGTTTCCTGCAGCGCCGTTTCCCATTTGATCAGGTTCTTTTCCGTGGCGTCCACGGTGGCCTGGGTCGTGTAGAATTTACCATCCGGTTTAAGGATATAAAGCTCCGCAGAGTAAGCAGAGCAATCCAGCGCCACGCCATTCTGGATGACATAAACGCCCATCGGCCTCCCTATGTCCCCCTGAGATGATCCAAGCCTTTCGACCTGTCTATTTCCAGGGGCAATGTCAACCGTTATTACTTGCCTTTCCATCCGTTAACCTCCTTCGCGTTCCGTAATGGCAATAGCTCTAGCATGGACAAACATTGGTTTAATCGTTTCTGATGTAGTGCCGCCGCTATTTGTTATCGTGAAATATCCTTCATAAGTAGCCCATGACAAATTAACCGGAGGATAATTCTCCTCTGAGGATGAGAAATTCCACGAAATCAATCTGTGATCCGCAGTCATTCCAGCCATGTTATAAGATGCTGATTCGCCGGCAGACGGGATCTGGACTGCCGCCGAAGGAATCAAGACAAGATCCTTAACCACTATCCCATTAACAGAATCAGACCATTGCGTGTTATAGTCCGTTCCGTTGACTTTAACGAGAAACTGCCCAACAGAACCGCCGGAAGGAACTCCCGGCCCCGTTGGCCCTTGAGGGCCAGTAGCTCCACGCGGCCCTGTTGGCCCTTGAGGGCCTGTTGGCCCCTGTGGCCCTGTCTCGCCTTGTGGGCCATGTGCGATAACGCCAGTGCTAATCCATTCCTCAGATGACTCGTCCCACAGTGTCCAGTAACCTGCCTGATTGACTCTTGGATAATGTGATACAGCCTCTTCAGCACGTTTGCAATATTTTTCTATCGTCTCAATCTCAGTGATGCTGTCAATTCCAATCTGATTTGGAGATTCTTCAACATATTCTATAAATTCTGCAGTTCCGACATTGAGCGTATCTTTTCTGATTCGGATCTGAGCGGCGCACTCTCCAGCAAGCGGTGTTTCCTGTTTCGCAGTTTCCCATTTAATCAGATTAGTTTCAACGCCATCAATCCTCAAAAGCGTAGAGAAATAATTGCCATCCGGCTTTAGGACGTACAGTTCCGCAGTATATGTAGTGCAGTCCAGAGCCACATCGTTTTGTTTGATATAAACGCCCATTGGCCTGCCTATGTCGCCCTGTGTTAGCCTTAACCGTTTAACAGGGTCTTTCCCAGGCACGATGTCAACCGTTATAGTTTGTCTCGTCATGAAGTCATCCCCTCCAGATCAGCGACCCGCTTAGTTAGTCGCTCGACCATTCTTTCTAGTTGATCAATTTTAGCGCACAAAAATTCAACATATTTAATTGATTTGAATCCTGAGTTTTCGTCCGTCTCGACCAGATAAGGGGCTACTTTTTCAACGTCTTGAGCAATATAGCCGATGTGAGCTGCTTCGTCATGATTTCTGACAGTATCATTCCACTTGTATCGCACAGCTTTAATAGCCGATACATCCGGCATATTATCATCCAGAATATCTTTAGCTCTTCTGTCGGATCCTTGTGTCAGCGTTCCAGCAATCCACAAATTGCCGGCATCCGTCATCGTTAGAGCATTGCTTGTGTTTGAATCATCAGCGCCATTTCCTACCACAAAAATCCAAGTCCCCGTGGTATTGTATCTCCCGCAAACGAACTGATATTGAGTTATAGCGCGTGTGTCTAATCCTATAGCGACTGCATGGTCTCCAGACACATGACCACCACCTATAGCTACGGCTCCTGCAGCATTATCTCCCGTGGTACTTTCATACCCTATAGCTATAGACTTTTCACCATTAACTCTGCAATTAAACCCAATAGCCGTACCATGTTCGCCGTGCGTTACAGCAGAATACCCAATTGCTACACCATCATAGGCATGACTATCTAAGCCAATAGCGCACCCATATTCCGTTTCGCAAGCTGCCCCTATTGCTATCGAACTTGTCTCTTTAGCCCAGGCTCTAGGCCCAATGGCAATACAATCATTTTCAGCCTTTGCTCTAATTCCCAAGGCAATTCCCGCGCTCTCACTTACAGAAGCTTCGAGGCCAATTGCAATAGCTTCTTTAACAGCTGTTGCTCTGGTCCCTATGGCTATGCTGTTTGTGCCATCGGCAGATGTATAATACCCAAGTGCAATCCCGTATGGTTTTTTACACGCTGCCATATATCCTATTAGAACAGAATACGGGCCGGAAGCATTGGAGAAACGCCCACCAGCAAAGCTATATATTCCTGTGACTGTTCCGGTTAATTTTGAACCTAGCATATATCTCGGCGCAGTAACATAATTGCCGTCCAAATCAACACAATTATCTAGTCCAATATACGCAATAGTAACATTAGAAGCATTCCTTATCTCAAAGCTATCGCCAGTCATCTTGGCCCACCCAACTGAACCCGTTTTTGACAGTTTGATTCCATCAAAATCAACTCCGGACGTCCAAGTAACGCCGCCATCATCGCTAAAACCCAAGCCATAATTTGTTCCATCATATTTGCCGAGGCGAATCATCTTGTTAGCGTCAGATGGATTTACGATAGTAATATTATTGTTATCCCAATAAAAGTTATTATCTCCAAGAACTTTTACCCTGTCCGTTTGAATTTCGCCGGATGCTATAAAATCAGCTACGAATCCTCCATCAATATTCCATGCTGTTGAATATGTCCCATTATATCCTGTTTTTGAGAAAGCAATACCAGCTTTGTTCAATCTGATTATATTAACGGCAGTGGTTATATCATCAGAATCCATTATCAGGATTTCATCCGGTTCTCCATCGTTATCAGTATCGTGGAGAACTATAAAGCCGCCAGAATTCCCGGTGACTTTTCCAATAATGCCAGCTGCAATTCTTTTAAACTGTGATGTTCTTTCTTCAATGGCATTGGCAATCTCAGAAGAATTAGCAATATCCTCCGCCAAACTATTTTTTGCCGACCCCAATTCGGCTTCAATGTATCTGTCTTTTAGTACATCCCACCTTGTTCGGATGCATTTTGCTGTTGCTGTTACTCCAAGTTTTTCAAAATACACCGAAACAGTATCGCAAAGATCTACGCGCTCGGTTACGCCTGCATCTTCAAGGAAACTTACCGTAAGATTAACTATTGGTTTGCCGATATCATTCTGTGTGATATATTGTTCCGCTTTGGTTCGCAAATCTTCAGCTGTTGGGGTTTCCTCGAAATCATTAGACAAATCAAGATTCAGGACTTTGGTATACGAGAATGAACCTGGTACATTTATAGCCTTTTCCGGAAGCGTAACGAGAGTATCTGAATCCTCATTGTAATAATAAGGGAAGACTGCGGTATATACCTTAGTATTGTTTTCTTCCTGGTTTAAATCTGTCAGGTTCTTTCCATACCGAATTGTTACGCCGCGATTTTCACCCCGCGCCGAATACAACTGACAATTAAACCCGTCAAAATGCCATTCTCCACCATATACATCAATCAGGCTTCCCCTTATCCCTCCCATGATTGAGCGGACGCTTTCCGGATGTTTTAAAGCAAAGCTGGTACTGCTGTGAATGTTTGAAGAAAAAGAAAACGGGCATGAAGAAGGAAAAACGACACTTGAATCAGTTAATTTGTTTATTGTCAGTTGGCTATCAGCTGCCATAAACGGGGAATCTACATATCCAGACAGATCGTAGCTAATGTGTTGGGCGTTGACCGTAATGACCCCATTCAACGGTTTGCTGATGGAATAAATCCTAAACGGTTGTGGATTGTCGGTATAATTAGGCTTGGCAAATATCAGACGGCGAAGTTTAATTTCGTTAAAAAAGGCTCCTGTGATTGGATATGTCATTTCCAATTCATAAGAACCATTGCGGTTTTCTTCTGCTTCGCACGTAATTGAGTCTGACATGACGCCAATGCCAAAGCTATCCCATGATGTAGCGTCATGCTCAAAAAGAATCGGGTACATTGAGCGCCCTCCTAATTCTTAAAGTTCAAACCATCTTGGTGTAATTGATACGGATGCCACATTTCCTGTAAAACCAATTGGATTTTGACCAGGCTTTAATGTAGCGAATACATTTGTGTTTGAAGAAACAATATTATTCATATTATTCCCATTTATATCGAAGCAATTTAGCCCCTCACAGTCGATATATAGACCATATTCCGGCAGTCCAGTGATAAAGAACACTGTTCCATTTACCGACACCGTGCCATCTCCGGCGGCTGACCTCACTACATAAATAAGTGGTTTCGCCGAAAACGCTGTTTGGTTGTAAATGGTAAATGGTGCTGTCGTGATTTTAATCGGCTCTTTACCTGACATCAAAAAACGCTGAGGCTTGCAGTTAAAAGTCACGGTAGCCCGCGCAACTCTGCCAATCGAGATGGAATTAACGTCCAATTGGTCTGATACGTAAGCAAGCCGGAAGTGAGACGGGTCGAAATCGTCCCACAACTCGCAATAACCATTCGGAGAAAAAAGCCAATCAGCTACGCTGGAAAAAGAGTCGGGAACGGAGTGCTTTTCTCCGCTCCCGGCAAAAATATCATACTTTTGCTCCACATTTTCCCAGGCATCCTGCATCATGATGATATCGCCATTTCGGCCCGGAACAGTATACTTATCAAACTTCCGAAGCGGCTTTGTAAAGTTCGGGTACTTTTCTACGTAAATCCCATACTGGTCGGAACGTTCTCCATTCCAGCTGATTATCCCACGCCTCACGCAAAAGCCGCCTCCTTCCTGGTGATATTGCTCTGGATCCGCTCCATAACGATGTTAGCAAGCTCCCTCACGCTCTGCCCTTCAGATCCGTAGACGTTGATGGTAACATTTGCCGTGTTTGATTCTTCGCGCACGATTTCCCGTAAGTCGTCCAGCGCACCAACAAACTCGGGCCGTTTTTCACCAACACCAATGATAGACGGATGGTCAAAGATACCGCCTTTGTCGTACCATCTAACCCACACGTATGGAACTTCGCCAGTCTCGGCATTAAATTTGCCAGACATTCCAAAATGAGGTAAACGGATCCTATTACCGAAGCTAAAAGAAGTCTGGTTAAACATACCTTGCATTCTTCCCAAACCGCTGCTTACTGACCTGGATGAAGAATTCATCCCGGAAGTAACGTCCCTCGACACAGCGCTCATGGAAGAACTTGCCGTGCTTTGAATCGAATTGAAATTAGTGTTGAATTCTGTTTTGTCTCCGGCCAAAGATGTTTTGATCGTACTTGCCAGCTGAGACAGTGACGCGGATCCTTCCGAGCATAGCGCCTTAATTTTATCCAGGCACGTTTCCACGCTGGTTCCAAGCGTGTCGAATTCGGTTCCAGCATTGGTCACCATGGTATTGATAGCCGTGCCGAAATTCGCGATATTCTGAGATGCCACGCCGCCCTTTGTCTCATTGTTGATCTTTTTGACGGACTCCGCCAGCGTGTCCATGGCCGTTGATACGCCATCAACGCCCGTGGAATAGTCGACCAGCGTCTTTAGGCCAGCGCCAACTTGCGCGACTGCTTCGCCGATTTTGTTATCGTATGCCCATTTGGCCTCATGATTTATATTTTTGATTCCCGTTGCCACAGCGCCCAGCGTAGCTGCCAAGTCAATCACAGAGGTGTTATTTGCAAGATCAACGCAAGCATCAGCTATCGTTTTGAAACCTTGACCGGCGTTCAACGCGGCCTGACCAATGGAATCAAACACACCGGCAAGCTTATCCAGCACTCCAGAGATGCTATTGTTCACCGCTACGATACCATCGCTGATGGCGTTGATCATGCCGCTGATGGCATCGCCGACGGCCTTGATCGGTACGGCCAGCGAGGTGTTGAACCCGGAGAATGCATCGACAATCAGAGACAGGTTAGACCCAACAGAATTGACAATATCAACAATTGTCTGACCGATGGTTTTAATCAGATCTGCAATAGAGCTGATAATAGGCGTTACCTGGGACAACAGCCCTGAGAAGCTTTTCACAATGGCGGGGAGGTTCTCCACCGTCTTAGTCAGCATCTCAGTTATAGCCGGAATGTATGGTGCGATGGCTTCCACGATCTGAACAATCGTGTTACCGATCGAAGTTGCCAAACCGGTAAAGCTGTTTATGATCTTCGGAAGGTTAGTGGAAACTGTCTCTACCATCTGGGTGATAGCTGGCGTATATGGAGCCAGGGCCTCCACCATGTCTGTAATAGCCGTAGCCACCACAGTGGCCACCTGTGTAAAATTAGCCGCTACCGTGTCCACGATTGGCCGGCAAGCGCTCACAATCTGTGCTATTCCGGAGCTGATATTCGGGAATGCGTCCGAAATCGCCGCAACGATATTTGTCATAGCTGTTGAAAATGCGCTAATGACATTTGGCAAAGAAGCATTTATGCCCTCCAGGAGCTTGCCAACAATGCTCCCACCGACATATAGAATGTTAGGAAGCTCCTTAAAAATACCAGATATAAAATTGCCGATAGCTTCCACGGCGGTTGATATCAGCTGCGGAGCATTGGTTATAATTCCCTCCGCCAGCTGCCCGATCACTTGAGCCGCAGAGGAAAGCAGAAGCGGCAAATTGTTTAAAACACCCTGGATAATTGTCTTTATGATCTCTAAACCGGATGACGCTAACTGAGGAATCAGCGCCGATAGGCTAGTGATAATCTGAGGAATCAGCTGAGAGATAGACGCCACCAATGTAGGCAGCTGCTGGGTGATTGCGCTCAAAACGGATGATGTCGCCGTTATGAGACCCGGAAGAAGGCTCGAAACCAGGCTTGTAATCTTCGGAAGGATCAGCGGTGCTGCTGTCGAAATGAAAGAACCCACACCGTTAATTGCTGTTTCAACGACCGGAAGCAGATTATTCAGCAGGCCACCGCCCTCAGATCCGCCGAAAACAGTAGTCATTAAGGCATTGACAGCCTGGTCAAGTCCTTCACCGCCTCCGGCAATCGTGGTAAGCACATTTTGCCACGCTGCTTTAGCGGCTCCGGCAGAACCGGAAATAGTGGACATGGCCTCTTTTGCGGTCGTACCGGTGATCCCCATCTCATTCTGAATGACGTGGATGGCCGAATAAACATCACTCAGATTATTGATATCATATTTAACTTTGGTGATCTTCTGAGCGTCTCTTAGCAGGCGCTCCATTTCTGTTTTTGTGCCGCCATAACCCAACTTCAGGTTATCCAGCATGGTATAATTTTGTTTAGCAAAACCCTGATAAGCCGTCTGGATGGAAGACATATCCGTTCCCATCTTATTAGCATTATCAGACATATCCTGCATAGCCATATCGGCGATCTGAGCAGATTTGGCGGTATCGCCCTTCAGCGAGCTTAAAAGGCTCGCTGAAAAGGAAGTCACGGTGGACATATAATCGTTTGCCGATACACCCGCCGTCATATATGCATTTTGAGCATATTGCAAAACTGTGGAGCTTGAATCTTTGAAAAGTGTTTCCACACCACCGACAAGCTGCTCATAGTCCGCATACGATGCGACCGCCTGTTTAGCTGTGCTTATAACGGCAGCACTTACCGCAGCGAAAGCAGACGCAGCCACTTTGCCAGCGCTTTTGATAGCAGATCCAAGGCCAGAGGTGAATTTGCTTCCGGCTGATTTGCCCGCCTGGTCTCCAGCTGGTTCGCTGGCGCCCGTAAGCTCTTTCGTTATAGT